ATATTATGACCATTAAGTTTACTAATAATGCAACGACGACATTGGCTTCTGGTATCAACAGTTCAGTTACGTCGTTATCAGTTGCTTCAGGCACAGGAACTTTGTTTCCCACAATATCTAGCCCAGATGTTTTCTACGCAACATTAGCAAACGTAGCGGGTACAGTTGAAATCATCAAAGTAACAGCTCGTTCTACCGATGCTTTTACCATTGTCCGTGGACAAGATGGTACAACCCCTCTGTCATGGGCTGCTGGTGATAAAGTTGAGCTGCGTCCAACGGCTGCTGGTTTAGCAGCTATGGCTCAGTTTGATTCAATACAAGCGTATACAGGGCTTCAAACGTATTCTGGCACAACAACTAATGCTGCCATGAAAACGCTTAACATGAAGGAAGCAGCAACAGTTTCTGCTACAGCATCTACTGGTACTATTAACTATGACTTGACAACACAGTCAGTTTTATATTATACAACCAATGCTAGTGGCAACTTCACTGTAAACTTCCGTGCTTCTGGTAGCAGTTCTTTGGACTCTATCATGTCTACGGGAGAATCTATTTCTGCAACATTCTTGTGTACAAATGGCTCAACAGCCTATTACAATTCTGCTGTAACTGTTGATGGTAACAGTGTCACTCCCAAATGGCAAGGTGGTACAGCTCCTACTTCTGGCAATGCTAGTTCTGTTGATGGTTACACATATGTAATTATCAAAACTGGCAGTGCCGCGTTCACTGTACTGGCCTCGCAAACTAAATTTGCATAAGGACACATAAATGTCTCGTTTATCTAAAATTGGAGCAGCATGCTTAGCCGCCTTTGGGTGGAGCGGGGGAGTGTCTGCTGTTTCTGTTAGTTACCTTGTGGTTGCTGGTGGAGGAGGTGGAGGCGGAGGTGAGGGTGCTGGTGGCGGTGCAGGTGGCTATCGAGAAAGCACAACTTCTTTAAATCCAACTCTTTCATACACAGTAACTGTTGGTGCTGGCGGTGCGGCTGGTGTGTCTTTAACAAGTACAGGAGTAAGTGGAGGAGACTCTACTTTTTCCACTATTACATCCACTGGTGGTGGAGGAGGCGGTACACAGGGCGACACTGGCAACAATGGATTGAATGGTGGTTCTGGTGGCGGTGCGGCTTCTACAAATAGCGCAAGTGGGGCAAGTGGAACACCCGGAACTGGCGTATCAGGACAAGGATTTGCTGGCGGTGCTGGGTATAGAAGTGTTGGTGTTTATACCGCTGGTGGCGGTGGAGGCGGTGCAACCGTAGCGGGAACAGCCGCCGCTAGTGCTGGCGGTGCTGGCGGTACTGGAGCAACTTCATCTATTTCTGGAACATCTACTGGCTATGCTGGCGGTGGTGGAGGCGGTTCTCGACAAGGTGGCGGAACTGCAACGCAAGGCGGTGGTGCTGGCTCATCAGGAAGTGGCGTTGCTGGAACTGCTGGAACTACAAATACTGGTGGTGGCGGTGGTGGTGGCAGAGGAGATGGCGGTAAAGGCGGCTCAGGCATAGTCATCATTTCATACACAGCCCCACAAAAGTTTGGTGGTGGAGTAGTCACTACAAGTGGCTCTAATGTTATTCACACATTCAATACATCAGGAACATTGACTCCTTTGTCTGCCTTAACAGCAAGCGCATTGGTTGTAGGCGGAGGCGGAGCAGGTGGCGGTGGAGCGGGTGGTACAGGTGGTGGCGGTGGAGGTGCTGGTGGTTATCGCACAATCACTGGACTTACCATTGATACCAACTCAATTTATCTTGTAACTGTTGGCGCAGGGGGGGCGGCTAACTCTGCCGCTACATCAGGTTCAAGCGGTACAGATTCTTTCTTTAGCAGTACTACTTCTACTGGCGGCGGTGGCGGTGGATATCAGCCCGGTCAAGATGCAAAAAACGGCGGTTCAGGCGGTGGTGCTGGTTCAGATTCACCTACTGCTAGTTCCGCTGGTACTGGAAATACGCCAAGCACCAGCCCATCACAAGGTAGTAATGGCGGAACGGCTTCAAATGCTGTTACATACTCTGGCGGCGGAGGCGGAGGAGCATCCCAAGCAGGTTCAAACGGAAGTGCCTCTACTGGCGGAGGAAAAGGCGGAGATGGTTCTACATGGTCTGTCAATAGCGTTACCTATGCTGGTGGTGGAGGTGGTGGTAGAGGTGCTAGTGGTTCTGGAACTGTTGGTGCTGGGGGTACAGGCGGTGGTGGTACAGGTTCTTATTACACATCTACTCAAGCAACTGCTGGTACTGCTAACTTAGGCGGTGGGGGTGGCGGAGGTTCTGGCCCAAGTTACCCATCTGGAGCAGGTGGCTCTGGCGTTGTAATCATCTCTTACGCAGGTTCTACACAGCAAATGGCTGGTGGTACTGTGACTATTTCTGGTGGTAATGTCATTCACACATTCACATCAAGCGGATACCTGACACCAATCAAGTTGGTTAACAACTCTTTGCGTTTCCGTTCTAGCAACAGTGCTTATTTAAGCAGGACTTTTGTAACACCAACAAACAACTACAAATTTACTTTTAGCGCTTGGGTAAAAAGAGGTTCACTACCTGGAACAGACCAAACATTTTTTACTGTTGCGGCAGGAACAAGTGGAAACACAGGTTCAACGCCACGGGGTGCAATGGGTTTTGATGCCGCAAACACTTTAAGTATTTTTGCAAATGATGGTGGCACTACTTTTATGAGTATTGTTACAACGGCTGTATTCCGTGATCCAGCCGCTTGGTATCATGTTGTTTATTCAGTAGACACAACGCAAGCAACATCTACAAACAGAGTAGTTATGTATGTAAATGGGGTTTCGCAAACGGCAAGCGGAACTTACCCGTCACAAAATCAAGCAACTGTGTGGAATGGAACAAGTTCATCTAAGTTTCACGGATTTGGTTTTTATGCCAACTTGCAACAATTCTTTGATGGCTACCTAACCGAAATCAACTTCATTGACGGACAAGCCCTAACACCATCTTCGTTTGGAACAATCAACTCATACGGAGTATGGCAACCCATAACCTATGGTGGTTCGTATGGTACTAACGGCTTCTATTTGCCTTTTACAAACAATACGAACACAACAACAATAGGGTATGACTTTAGTCCAAATGGAAACAACTGGACAAGCAGTGGAATAAATGTAACGGCTTACTCAGGAACTCCATCAAATAATACATCCTATGACAGCATGACCGATGTGCCTACGCTGACAAGTGCGACTGCGGCTAACTATGCTGTGTGGAATCCATTAGATAAAGGGGCGGTAACAGTTTCTGATGGTAACTTAACTGCCGTCCCAACAGCAAGTGGCACTAATGGTATTAAATGCTCAATAGGATTACCGTTATCAGGAAAATTCTATTGGGAAATAACAGTAAGCGGGTTGGGTTATGGAGTTGGTCTTGGAATAGCAAATGCGGCATCCGATTTAATAACTGGCCCATCAAGTGCGGCAACAAGAACATATCAATTTGGTTCTTGGTTTAATACATACAACTCAGGCGTTGTCCAATATGGCACAAATCAATCAATAACTGGTGGGACAAACTGGTCAGGTGCAAGTCAACCAACAGGAAATGATGTAATCATAATTGCTGTTGATATGGATAATGGCTCTATGTGGGTTGGTAAAAACGGCACATGGTTTAACTCAAGCGGAACTGCTAATCCAGCAACCAACACAGACCCTCGCTGGACAAGTTTAACGGGAACAACTTGGTTTCCATACATGGCTGGTTATGGCACAACAAGCCCAGTAACTTGCTATATAAATTTTGGTCAACGACCATTCTCCTATACACCCCCAACAGGGTACGTAGCCCTCAACACATATAACATGTAAGGAACAAAAACATGCCAACAACATATGCAATTCCCGATGGTCGTACTGTGATGGCGGCTACGACTTATACGGGCGTTACTGGTGGTGGAAGTGTTGTAAACACAGTTAATGGAGTAGGCTTTCAACCAGATTTTGTTTGGATGAAATGCCGTAGTGTTGGTAGAAACCATGAACTTGCTGATAGTGTTCGCGGAACTCCATACGCTTTATTTTCTAATGTAACTAACCAAGAAGTATCAGATACCCGTGTTTCTGCATTTAATAGTAATGGGTTTAGTTATGGAACAAACTCTAACTCAGCCGTAACAGGCGATACAGAGGTAGGCTGGCAATGGAAAGGTGGTGGCACAGCAAGTACGATTGCAATTGGTTCTATTTCGTCAGGTGTGCCCTCAATTGCATCCTCAGTAAGTGCAAACACTGCCGCTGGTTTTAGTGTGGTGACTTATACGGGTACTGGAGTAGCGGCAACGATTGGTCATGGATTGGGTGCTACACCTAAGATGATAATTCTTTGTCCTAGAAATAATACAGGATATATACAACCCGTTTGGCATACATCGCTTGGTGGTTCTACTGATTCCGATTATTTAGCACTTTCAAATATTGGTGCTAGAAATTATGCTGGCGCTCTTACGGGGTTGTGGAATAGCACAGCTCCAACCAGTTCTGTATTTAGTATTGGAACAAGTGGTTATAGCAATACAAGTACAAAAAACTATGTAGCCTATTGCTTTGCCGCAGTAGCAGGATACTCAGCTTTTGGTTCGTACACAGGTAATAATTTATTAGACGGTCCTTTTATTTATTTGGGGTTTAGACCCGCATTTATTATGATAAAAAGAACTGATGTTTCTAGTGACTGGTTTATGATGGACAATGCAAGACCAACATTTAACGTAATTGGTGCTGGTAATGGCGGTCAATTTGCCGCAAACCAAAGCTATGCTGAAAGCACGTTGTCATCTTATGCCATTGCTGATTTCTTAAGTAATGGTGTAAAGATTCGTTCAGATATGAATTACGGCTATTTAAATGCTAGTGGAGGAACATACATCTATGCTGCCTTTGCCGAAAACCCATTCAAATACGCTAACGCTCGATAAGGAAAACACATGAGTCATTATGCAAAAGTAGAAAACGGAATAGTCACTCAGGTGATTGTTGCCGAGGAAGACTTCATTCAAACAGGTGCTTTAGGCGACCCTGCTGGATGGATTCAAACTTCTTACAACACCCACGGTGGACAACATAGCCAAGGCGGTACACCCCTGCGTAAGAACTATGCAGGAATTGGATACACATACGATACCAATCGTGAAGCATTCATTCCTCCACAACCCTACGCAAGCTGGGTTTTAAATGAGGATACATGCTTATGGGATGCCCCTGTAGCAATGCCAACGAGCGGTGGACCATTTGTATGGAATGAAACTACCAAATCGTGGGATGCTATAGATGGCAACAATTGACGCTACAGACGCTAAGCTGTCTGCCCATGAACAGGTATGTGCTGAACGTTATGCTGTCATTAATGCCCGTTTAAAGCGCTTAGAAGGTATCTTAATAGGTGCTTGTGGCATCATGCTGACAGGCATGGCTGGTACATTATTCGCAATGTTAACCCACCTTAAGTGAGAATAAAATTGACCCAATAACCATCTTTGCTACTTGTAAAGCCGCATACAGCGGCATACAAGGTTGCATTTCTGTTTACAAAGAACTTAAAGCGACTGGAAAAGAAGTAGCTCATATTGGTGAAGAAGTTGGAGGATTCCTGTCCTCTTTCTTTGTAGGACAACAAACTTTAGAAGAAGAACACGAAAAACAAAAGGTTCAACGTAAAGCAGATGTGATGGCTGGTAAGCCGCGCAATGTCACACAAGAAGCCATTGACAATGTTATGCGTGTTAGACAGATTAGAAGGTATTACGCTGACCTAGAGCACATGGTGCGCTGGGAGCTAGGGATGCCTGACCTGTGGACTGAAATCACAGAAGAACGAGACAGACTTACAGAAGAGCGAGCGCTTCTTAAAAAGAAACAAGATGAGCTAGAACGTATAGCCACACTTAAACGGAAATATCAACTACAACTTATTGAAGAGTATTCCTGGATTGCAGTAGCTATTGTTTGTGCCATTGTCTTTATTATAGGAAACTTATGGGCGCTTCAAGAACTCGTGGTGTTGGATCGAGTACGACGTTGGGGATTTTAACGGTGGTTATAGCAGCATGCTATCTAGTCACTGTAACCTTTGTTGCTGTATGGTGGACCAAAGAAGAACGTAAGCTGGCTAACAAAAACGTTGCTCGTATTGAACGGCAACTTGAAACATGTAAAAGGAACAACAATGAATGATTTGCTAGGGCTACTTAAAAACTTAGCCCCTACATTGGCTACAGCTGTAGCTGGTCCTTTAGGTGGTGCTGCCGTATCAGCAATAGCGTCTAGACTGGGTGTTTCTGACAGCGTAGCAGAAGTTGCTAAAGCCATAGCAGGTGACCCTGCAGCAGCACAGAAAATAGCAGAACTTGAACTAGAGTTTGCTAAAGTTGCAGCAGATGCTGGCAAGAATGAGAATGACAATGTTTCTAAACGCTGGGATGCAGACATGGCGTCTGACTCTTGGTTGTCTAAGAACATACGTCCTATGAGTCTTGTAGCTATCTTTATGGGATACTTCCTGTTTGCTATGATGAGTGCTTTTGGTTTAAACGCTAATGAGTCTTATGTTCAGTTGTTAGGACAATGGGGTATGCTGATAATGGGTGCATACTTTGGTGGTCGTACAATTGAAAAACTAGCTGAAATGAAAAAGAAATGATTCTTTCCGAACACTTTAGCTTGGAAGAAGCAACCCACTCGGACACAGCCATCCGTTTGGGTATTAACAATCAACCCGATGCTCGTCAACTTGAGAACATGAAGAAGGCAGCAATCGGTATGGAACAAGTGAGGGCACTCCTTGGTAAATCCATTTCTGTAAACTCTTGGATTCGTCTGCCAGCAGTTAATGTGGCAGTGGGCGGTAGCAAAGTGTCTAGCCACATGGATGGTTGGGCAATAGACTTTGTGTCTCCTTTTGGGACTCCTTATGCAGTGTGTAAAGCCATAGAAGCTTCTGGTATTAAGTTTGACCAGATGATACATGAATATGGCAAATGGACTCACCTCTCGTTTGCTCCAGAAATGCGGCAACAAAAACTAACAATTTTTAATCCTCAAAAGAAGTACTTAATTGGTATTTTAACTGCGGATGAATATCAAAAACAAGCGGGTTAATTATGAGCACTTCGGGCACGACTACTTGGAAACTTAACAGAAACGAGATTATTTACGCGGCATTGCGTAAACTTGGTGCTTTGTCAGGAGGAAGCACACCAGAAGCTTACCAAGTTACTGATGGAACACAGGCCCTTAACGCTATGATTAAGGGATTTGAAACAGATGGTATGCCTCTATGGTCTATCAAAAGTTACACATTCACTGTAACTTCTGGCACAGCAGCATACAACATTGGTCCTAGTCAAACGTTTAATACGAATAAACCGCTTAAGGTTATACAAGCTTGGCGTAATGACAGCACCTCATATTCTAATGTTCCAATGAACATTTATACAAATTATAACTACGCTATTTTACCATTAGTTAATTCTTCTGGCACACCAGTTAATTTGTATTATCAACCTTTGCGTGATTATGGTGTAATTAATTTATGGCCCAAGCCTAGCGATTCTACAACCACTATTACCCTACGTTATCAAACTCCTTTTGAGGACATGACATCTTCTACAGATGACATTGACTTTCCGTCTGAATGGACAGAAGCAATCATCTATGGATTGGCTCACAGGCTGTCTCCAGAATATGGTGTTCCTTTACAGGACAGACAATTGCTGGCTAAAGAAGCTGAATTCTTCCATGATAAGGCTCTGTCATTTGGTACTGAAGAGGGTGGTATATTCTTCCAACCAGACACTGCTGGTAGAAAGACTATGTAAATGGCCTATTCAAAAACTCCAGTTGTTCAAACATACGAAACCAAAAGAGTCAACTTTATCTCCAATCCTCAGCAACGTGGTACAACGGCTACACAGGATTTCCGTCTGTTAAACATGATGGTGGAGGTTATTAAAAGTCCTGTTGGCGATCAAAGTAAATATTACATTAAAAGCCGTCCAGGTGTAGCGACAGCTTTTACTACAGCCGCAGGCGAAGGTCGTGGCATTTATTACTGGGTTAGAAGTGGTACTGGCTACTGCATGGCTGTTGTTGGTAACAAAGTTTATGCAAACGGTACAAACGTTTTAACCTTAGCAACTTCTACAGGAACTGTGGGGTTTACAGAGTTTGTTAGTAGTACAGGAACTGTGTCCCTTGTTTTGTTAGATGGTACAGATGGTTATGTGTTTAGTGATTCTACTACTTCTGTTAAAATAACAGACGCAGATTTTCCTACACCTCATGTGCCTATCCCTATTTTTGTAGACGGTTATTTGTTTGTTGCTAAAGCAAACACAGCAGACGTCTATAACAGCAACTTAGATGATCCAGCATTGTGGACAGCAGGAGACTTTATTTCTGCTGAGATGTACCCTGACCTTATTGTAGCGTTGTCTAAAAACAACAACTACATTTATGCTGTGGGTTCTAGCAGTACAGAATACTTATATGACGTAGCTAATGCTACAGGAAGTCCTTTAGGACGTCATGACTCTGCTGTGCAACAGTTTGGTACTGCTGCTAGAGATTCGGTTGTACAAACTGAGGTAGAGGTCATTATGATAGGTGAAACAAACAATGGTGGTCACACGGTGTGGACCATTGACGGGTTTAAAGCATCTGAGATTGGTATCCCTGCAGTAAAGAGTGCGCTCCTTGCAGAAGGTGCTAACTTACCTAATGCACAAGCATTTTGTGTTCGTGTTTCAGGACAAAAATGTTATGTAATTTGTTTAACTAACAGGACATTGGTATACAGTTTTGATACAAAAATGTGGCACGAATGGAGTACAGGTTCAGGATCGTTCTTATGCTCACACGCTACAGACGGTCCTAATGGCAGCGCTTACATGCTGGATAAAACAAACGGCAAGATTTATACAATGGATGAAACATTGTTTACTGACGCTGGAACAGCCATCAATTGTGTTTTTACTTCTGCTAAGCTGGACTTTGATACCATTAACCGTAAATTTATGTATCGCTTATCTATAATAGGTGATGTCCCTGATTCTGCAGGAAATGATTTAGCGGTATCTGTGCAATGGTCAGATGATGACTATAAGACATTTAGTACAGCAAGAACTTTAACATTTAATTCTGATCTTCCTGCTATTAAGCAGCTTGGACAGTTTAGACGACGTGCTTTTAAACTTACATATAGTTTGCCCCGTCTTCTCCGTTTAGAAGGTTTAGAAGTAGACATTAACAAAGGTAGTATCTAATGGCTGGCGGAGGACTACCACCACCACCCACGAGAGCGGGAGCTGGAGACTTTGCTTGGACAGCATGGTATAACCAACTCTACACGCTACTGAACACGCAAGGCTCAGTATCCTGGGCACTTGTCAACAAAGCAGGCAGTTCAATTGCTGACTTACAGAATAAAAACCACAACCTGTTAACTGCTATGCAGGGTGGTACTTCTGGTGAGTATTACCATTTAACTGCTGCTCAATATGCAACTATAGCATCTACAGATACTAAGTATGGAGCATTTCATAGCTCAACTACACAGACAGCAGCTGCAATTAATACAGCGTATGCTATGTCTTTTTCTGCTACTGATTACTCTAACGGTGTTACTTTAGTTAGTGGAACACAGCTTAAGGCTGCTACTGCTGGATTATATAATGTACAGTTTAGTGCTCAAGTAGCTAGTACTGATTCTTCTATTCATGACATGGATATTTGGTTTAGAAAAAATGGTACAGATATTGTTGATTCAAATAGTATGTTAAACGTTCCATCTAAACACGGTAGTATCTCTGGTAGAATTCTTCCAGCATGGAATATCTTTATACAGCTTAGTGCAAACGACTATGTAGAGATTATGTGGAACACAACCTCCACAAACATCATATTAGAAGCTACAGGAACACAAACTACACCAACACGTCCTGCTACACCTTCTGTGATAGCAACTATGGATAGGGTACATGCATGATTCATACACATCTTATGGATGAGGATTTACAACAGCTCTTGGACATTTCTGAACAAATGCATAAAGAATCTCCTCATTTTAAAAACAAAAAGTTTGACCGCTCTAAGATGAGCAAGATATTGTTAGCTACTAAAGTTCATACTAACAGAATGTTTCTGACCTATTCTAAAAACAACGGTGTCATCGAAGGTGGTATCCTTGGTAGAATTAGTGAGCAATACTTCTCTGATGAACTTACGGCTAGCGACATGGCAATGTTTGTAAAGCCAGAACATAGAGGTTCTATTTTGTTTGTCCGCTTATTCAAGAACTTTGAGAAGTGGTCTAAAGACAACAAAGCAACCTCAATCGTCATCGGTCATACGACTGGTATTAACATGGACAAGGTACAGGGTATGTATACCCGTTTAGGATATAACACTATGGGATACGTATTCAATAAGGAGATTGTATAATGTGTACAGGCGCAGAACCGTTATTGTTAGAAGGTGGAGCTGAAGTTCTAGGTGGAGACATGCTCTTTGGAGACATGCTTGCTACAGGTGCAGGAGAAGGCTTAGGAGCCATGGGTTTAGGCGACGCTGCTTTAGGCTTAGGTGCTACAGACATGAGTCTTGGTGCTGCTGGTATGGGTAACTATTTAGCTTCTCTTGGTGGAGAAGGTTCTTTATTAGGCTCAGAGTTTATGAGCAACCTTGCTCCTTTTTCTCAAAGTGCTGCTGATGTAGCTTCTATTACAGGTAATGCTGTTCCAGGACTTGAGAACAACATTAGTAATTTTGAAGGTCTTCCAGAGTCAGGTGGAATGACACCAACACAAGAAGCTATTCCAGGAGTTAGCCAAGGCAGTAATTTAACTGCTCGTGGTTATATGACTCCCGAAGGAACTATAGCTAGTACCACTATTCCATCAGAAGGGTTTGCTGGTCAAGGTCTTTCTAGTCTAGGAAATATTCCTGCTAATGGTGGTCTAGGCATGCAAGGCACTATGGGTGCTGGTACAAGTCTTGGTTATGGTAGTACTGGTGTTGGTTTAGGTGCTCCTTCTGAAGGCATGTTTGCTGGTGCTGGTCCTACGGCAGCTTCATCTTCTGCATTCTCCTTAGAGAACTTAATGAACAACCCTATGGGTGCTGTTAAAAGTGCTTATGATACAGTGTCTAAGAACCCAATACCATCTATGTATGCTGCTGGTAGTTTATACGACATGTATGCTAAAAACAAAATGGCTAAAGCACAACGAGGTATGTACGAACAAAATCGTTCTGACATCATGAATACATATGCTCCAGGTTCTCCTGAGTATAACTTGTTACAACAACAGATGGCTCGTGCTGATGCTAAAGCTGGACGTAACAGCCAAGTTGGTGTGCGTGCTAATGACCTTGCTGGTACTATTGCTAAACTCCGTATGGGTGCTTTGGGCAACCTACAGAGTGGTCAAAACCAATTAGGCAATCAAGCATTAGGTAACCAATACGGTATGCTTAATACCCCATTGGCCCTTGCAGCATATTCTGCTAGAGCATAAGGAAACAATATGGATTTAAGTTCTATGTTCCAAAACCTAGGGCCTGCTGGTGGAGCAATTTTAACAGGCATGCAGGCTGGTGACGCTGCAAATGAGCAAAAGTCTATGCAAGCCTACCGTCAAGCACAGATGGAAGACATCTTGCAAAAGACATCTCAACAAGCAGAGATGCATCCATTAGAACTGCAAAGTAAGAAACAGCTTATTGATAAGAGTGCTCAGGATATTGAAAAAGGTAAAGTTGAACTTGATAAAGCTAAGTTTGATTTAACCGTTGGTAAACTGGAAGGTGCTGTTAAAAAGACCGATGCTTACAGTCAACTCATGGGAGTTGCTTCAGCTCAGCTATCTAACATACCTCCTCCTGCTCGTCATGCATGGCTTGCCAACTTTGCTCAGCAAAATGGTATTGATCCTAAAGACCCTGCAGTACAAAGCATTTGGCAACAAACATCTCAAATACCTCCTGAAAAACTTCCACAAGCTTTAGAAGCTTTTAGAAATAAAATTATTCAGCAGGGTGCTTCTTATCGTTCTCACATTGATGGTCTTAAACTGTCTGCTCAGTCTGCTGAGAATGTTGCACGTATCAATGCAACTTCTCGTGAAGCTGTTGCTAATGCTAAGAAGAAAGCCACTGACATTGTTGGACAAGTTCAGTCTGGTAAACTTAGTTATGAAAAAGCTGCTGTTGCCTTTAGTGTTATGTCTGAAATGGAAACTGATCCAGTGGATAAAGCCAAGTATTTACAAATGGCACAGACCTATGAGCAACTGAACCTCAACGCTAAGAATGCAGCATCTCAGGGTAAAATTGACCCTGGTGCTATGACAGGTTTACCTACAATACAAACTCCCACAGTTTTGGGTGGTGGCCCTAAAAAGGGCACAGCAGAAAACCCAATTAAACTCGATTAAGGAAAATCAATGCCTGTTTATCAATTTCAAGGACAACATTACGACCTGCCTGATGGCTTGTCTAATGAACAGGCTATTGCCAAGATTAAAACTCATTTGGGACAGGAAACTAAGGCTGCAGAACCAAGCTTAATAGAGCAAGGACTAGCTGGTGCTGGACAGTTAGCCAAGGACACTGGAGGGGCTTTTACAGCCCTTGGAGACGTCCTATACGGTATTCCTAAAGGTATTGTTGGTCTTGCTGCTACAGGTATGGCTAAAATGGCTGCTCCTGAACTAAATTTTAAAGAGTTACGTACCGCTGGTCAACAGGCTATGGAAGATGTTGCCCCGTCCATTGGTAAGATGACTGGTATTGAAGAGAATGCTGGCTACAAAAAGATGATGGAACTTGCTAGTCTTCCTGGACAAGGCATTGAGTATTTAGGTCAAAAAGCTGAAGCAAAAGGGGCTAGCCCTAACCTTGCTGGCGGTTTAATGCTTGGTGCTGACATCTTGGGCTATGGAGTAGGTATTCCTGGAGCTAAGTATGTTGGTAAAGGTCTTAAAAAGGTTATTGAAACAATTGACCCAGGACTTCGTAACATAACTCCTGAATCTGTCCGTGCTAAGATGGACAAGAATGGCATGGCTAACGAGGGTATTGATGCTGACATGGCTGCTCAAGCAGCAGCTCCTAAGCCAGCTACAATGCCTGAACAGTTTGCTGGCATGACCCAAGAGTCCCCAATGGACCGTATGACACGGGACTTAGGTGGAGAACCTTTTGCTCCTGCAGAAGAGTTTACTCCCATGACTCAAATGGCTAAAGACTTAACAGCAGAACGCTCTACTCCAGCACAACGTGCTGCCCAAGACATTCTTGATGAACGTCAAAAGCAAATGGAGTTTGATGTAGCTCGTCAAGCTAGACCAGAACTTAATGCTGCTGAACTACAACGTAGAGAAGCTGCTCCTACAGGTTACGCTGAGCATCTTGCAGCTCAAGAAGAGGCAGCTAAACAACAACGTCAAGCACGCGATAGCGAAATGGCTAAAGCTGCTGGCGCAGGTGAACAAGCCTCTTTGTTTGAGCCACACACTAATATGCATCGTGCATATGAAGAAGTGTTTGCACAGACACCAGAAGGTGTCCGTCCATTTACTTTTAATGAATTTAAAGAGACTTTAGAGAATCTTGCTAAAGAACCTGGTACAGCGTTCAATCTCCCTGAAGATATGAAGACTGCCTACCAAGACTACTTAAACCACCCAGGCGGTGGTCAAGGTGACTTGTTTGGTGCTCATGAAGTTTTGCAGAGCACTTCCCATAAAACATGGGGAGAGATGACTCCACAAGAAAAGGCTAAGGCTACCCGTGCTTTGAACAAGCTGAGAAATCAAAAGGGTGGCATGGACCCTGAGATGTTTAAAGTGTTAGGTAAGGCTATTGTCGAATCTGGTGCTTTGAAAGGTGTACATGATACACAACAACTCACTGCAGCTAAAGCCTTGCAATTTACTCCTAACAATCCTTTGAACAGAGTTCCTGGTATTGGAGACAAGCTTCGTGAAGTTGGCAATGCCATGATTAAGTCTCCTGAAGAGGCTATAGCCTTAGCTAAGACAACACCTGATGTGTCTCAAAACGTAGTACAGAAAGGTGCTAATGCTTTAACTAAAGGTGGTATTTACCTTAAAGCTAAAGTAAATGATCCTGTTGTCCACTACGGTGTAGACAGACTTTTACAAGGAGATAACCTTGCTCATGCAGAAGTAACAGAAGTATTACATAATAATTACTTAGGTGCTTTAAGAGAACTTTCCACAAAAGAACAGACAAAGGCTTGGCAAGTTCTGTCTATTGCTGATAAACATCAGGTAGAAATAACTCCTGCTATGATGGAGAAGTATGGTTTATCTGAAAAGGTACAAGTGTTTATTGACATGCATCAGCATACTATGAAACTTGTTCTTGATAAAATAAACGAAGCCCGAGCGTCTGTAGGTAAAAAGCCTATAGCTGCTCGTGAAGCATATTCTGCCATGAACATGACTGGAGACTTCCGTAAGGTTGTCTACAAGATGGTTGATGGTAAGCAAGAAGTTGTCGGTGTAATTGGTGCTGACACCAAGAACATTGGTGGACGTTCTTTGTCTGCTTTGGAAAAGAAAGTATTAGCTAAAGACCCTACCCTCCAGTTTGGTCCTTTACAAGACATGAGCAAGACCTCTCGTGCTGCTCGTGGTACTCCACATGAAGCTTTCCAAGATGTTCTAGCAACCTTGGGTGAGGACAACCCTCACATCAAAGAGTTTGTAGAAACATTACGTCAAGTAGCAAATGACGATCCTTCTAACTACCTAGGTATGCAAAAGCACACCATGCAGAAGAAGGGTGTCTTTGGTATGGAAGGACGTAAGTTCTGGGAAAGTGCCGAACAAAACGCTAAAGAAGGTTTTGAGAACCAAATACGCTACATTGAAAGCGGTCTTACTTGGGGTCATCTATCTAAGGCTGCTAAGGATGTAAACGATGTGTTACGTAATCCTGAAGTAGTTAAATCACATCCTAACGCTATTCGTTTAGTTGATGACTACATGCAGAATGCTCTAGGCATCAATCCTAGCCGTATGGGTAAGGCAGTTGGTGATGTAATGAATGCTGCCTTTGGTGCTATTGGAGTTGGTCCATCCGTTCCACGTGCTGCCCTAGGATATGCCCGTTTAGCAGCTAACACTGCTATGCTGTCATTGAGTCCAGCGTTCTTAACCTTACAGCTCATCCAACCTATTACAGCAATGCCTGCTATGGCAGCGTTCCTACGTGGACGTAGTGGTGCTACAGGTTTAACAGGCTTTGGCTATGCTAACATGGCTGAAGGTAGTTTGGCTTTAATTAAAGACCAGATGGGTCAAAAGCTATCTCCTGTAATGGAAGGTGCTATTAAGTATGCCAAAGACAACCATGTGTATGCTACAGACATGGTGCAGCATTCTAATCAAATCTCTAAAGGTGTTGAGTATTATACTAGCACCGTAGCTCAAGCTCCTGCTGCTGCCCTGGAAACAGGAACACGTAGTATGGTGTATATGGGCTTAGTTAGTATGCTCCATGAGTCTGGTTTAACCCCTAAACAGGGTTTATATCAGCAAGCCCATCGGTTTACCGACATGGCTATGGTCAACTACAGTGCTTTGGAAAAGCCAGCAATCTATAATGCTTTAGGCCCTATAGGAAGCTTGGCTTATAACTTGAAGAGCTTTGGACATAACGAAATTAGCCGTTGGGCGTTGTTTGCCAGAGAACTAGGTAATGACGCTAACGCCATGCCTATTTTAACTCAAATGGCTACCACCATTGCCATTGCTGGTGTTATGGGACTGCCGTTCTTCTCTCAATGGGAGATGTTGTATGACTACATTACCAAGAAGATGGGAACCCCTCGTAGCCTGTCCCTAGACGTCATGGACGCCTCTAAGAGCGTTGGTAAGGCCCTAGGACCTAACGGTGCTTATGCCCTGTCCCATGGCGCTCCTACAATGCTTGGTGTGGATTTAAGTACTCGTACAGGACTTGGAGATGTAATTCCTTCTAGTGCCGCTGACGCAGCCTTTGCAGGCGGTGGTAAGTTGTATGAAATGGGTAAGGCAACGGGTCGTGCTGTACTGAATCCTTCAGAGGAAAACCTAAAGTCAGCAGCAATTAACCTTGCTCCACCTGTCTTACAAGGACCAATGGACGTTGCTTGGTATCAGAAGAACGGAATGGCATACAGCAAGAACCCTGAAAAGCTCAAACCTACTGCTGTTCGTAATGATACTGATGTGTTGTTGAAGAAGATTGGCTTTACTGGTATTAATGAGTCTGCTCAAAAGCAGAAGCAATACCAGCAAGCACAGCTTGATGCTGCTTATACAGAGTTCCGCTCCACTGCAATGCAAACCATTGCACAGGACTTATTTCGTAATCGTCCAATAGACCAAAAGACTTTGGATAAATACTTTAAGACTGGTCAAGGCGATCCCAAGACCTTTGAAACGGAACTTAATAGGTTGGCTATGGAACAGAACATGTCTCCACAAGACTACCTGCTGTTAAGACAAGCTGCTTCTAATAAGATTCCTCAATTGCGTAGCTTACAACGGAGGACTCAATAATGGCTGATTTAGAACAACTATTTAGAAAGCATCTTAATAATCCAGATGAGGCAATGGGACAACAATATTCATACCTTCGGGATATGAACAGAACCCCTAAAATCGAAATGTACGATTTACCAATAGGTATTAATGGAAACTATAATGGGTGGGAAAACCGCATTAGGCTTAGCCCTCTTGCAGATGATCCAAAAAGTACCGTGTCTCATGAGTTACAGCATGCAGTGGATAGCATTCTAGACGGTCAGAGAATTACTACTCAAAGAAAAGGTAGTAGTATGACTCCACAAGAACGGCAGTTTTTAGAAGCACACCAAAAACTTAATGAAGAAACTAAGATTCCTTTAGGAGACCTTAGTAGATATCGTAGAAGTCCTGGTGAATCTAGGGCATTTGGAGTGGGAAATATGAACTACCCTCATAGAGGAGTGTTTGAAGGAACTCCCCATTTAGATGCTACTATGGCTACTGAGCAAGCTATCTTGCTTGATTTAGCTAAACGAGCACTTAAGAGTGACAATGCTCCTGCACAAGTTGCTCCTAAGACGGATCCAATAGACAGCGCAATTAATGTTGGTTCTGAAAAGTTGGTACAGTTGAAAGACTGGGCAATGAAGTATCTTAACAAATGAAAAAAGCCCCCAAGGATTGCTCCAAGGGGGCTATTTTTTTGCCTACTGTTCCTTCATCTTCATAAAGATAAACCTAAAGCACAGGATGTTTAGAGCAATGAGGTTTTCATAATCCTCATCGTCATCTCCAGTAACATGCTCAATGCCTAGTTGAATACCGTTAATCATTTCTACAAGAATTACTCTCATACACCACAGCTTCCACCATGGCCTGTAAATTCACAGATGTCGACTTCATCAAAAATCATATCTCGACTCTTGATAGCGTCTTCATAGGGGACACTCGTGAGAGGTTGTCCGCCTCGGCTTCCGTCTGGATAGCAAGTAAAACCTCGCAGTCTTGGGGCATATTTTGCAAGAGTTTCTGTAAAAGACTGTACGCGCTTGTCATTGTTTCCAGCACTTCCCCAGGAGGGTAAATTGATGGTTGACGAGATTGACATGTCAACGTAATCTTGAATGTCTGCTTGGAATTTGATTCGCTGTTCATAGTTCTCGCTTAAGTCAATAGCCGATTCAATCTTGCTTGGATCAACGCCATACTCCGTGATAAGATTCTGAGCCGTTCCGTCAACAACGTACTGATATTTCCATTTGGTTCCTTCAGTAAGGAATCGTCGTTTGTATGCAACTGCAAATAATGGCTCAATTCCAGTAGTCGTGCCTGCAAGGATACCAATTGATCCTGTAGGCGCAATAGCTCTGTATGCAGCGGGATGGTTGAGGTAGAATCTGTCGCAGTGTTCATTTGCTGCTGTCTCGCTTTCTTGCTGATAGACCTTTAACCATTTGTGGAGTTCTGGGCTAACAGTATATCCAGCGCTTCGTTTAAGTAGCCATTCGTGGATCCCCATGAGTCCGAGTCCGAGCCTCCGATTTTTCTCGCGAATTCGGTGAACTTTGTCGTAAGGTAAATCCGCTCTAAGAGTTCCGCATACAAGGAACTTAGAGGCAAGGTGTACAATTGACTTGAACTCATCAATACTTTCGATATTGCCAAGATTGATGCTCCCAAGATTACAAACATCACTGTCGTCTTCCGAAGTAACCTCAGTACAAGCGTTCCTAAGTGTTTCATTTTGTTTCTTTCCAAAGTTAAAGCTGAAGCCAGGTTCTCCTGTCATCAGTGCCTGTCGGCAGTTTTCTACAAAAACGGGATTGTTAGCTAGGCTGTAGCTACCAGGGTCTCCGTTCTTCATCATAAAAGCACCGTCATCATAATTAACAGAAATGTTAGTCATGTCTAGCGGAGCAAAAGCATTAAAGTCTTTTTCCTTAGCAGCCTTTACGTCTGGGGACCAGTCTTTAACGTGCAAGAATTTATCAACATCTTCATGTCTCCAATTAAGAGAGGCATAAATTGCAGAACGTCTCGAGCCTCCTTGCATAACATTTCGCCCGATTTCGTTGATCGCATACATAAGTGGAATAGGTCCTGATGCAGTGCCACCTGTTCGGCTAAGAGCCTTTCCAGCAGGACGGAGTCTCGAATAGTCAATTCCAATTCCGCCCCCAGTCATTAAACAACTCATTGCACGCCATGTAACTGCACTCCATTCTTCTCTTGTGTCTTCTTCTGCTCGTAGCAGATAGCAATTATTATAGGCTTTGTATGGACGACCTGCATAATAAAGGTAACGTCCGCCAGGCAGGAATTTCATTTCCTTGATATACTCAATGAGCTGTTTCTGTTCTGCATGGGACATAAGAGCTTGTGTTGTGCCCCAACGAGCACCACAAACATCCTCTACAAGACGTTCAGCCAGCTTATCCCACGTGTCCCCTGGGCCTTGAGCATATTTGTAGCGAAAGATGTTTTCGCCAAAAGAATTACGGAACCGATTTGTTTCTGTCATATTTTCCTTATAAAAACTTTGGGTTTGTTGGAGCCACCCAATAGTTCGTTTTCTCGTTTTAGTGCATCGTGTTCCAAACAACAAAGTTCACAATGGCCTCTTTTCATCCACATACGATGCTTCTGGCAACGGTATGGGTGGGGTTTTGTCTCTTTGCTGATAGGTTCTGATGGTTTTTGTTGCATCTTTTTCCTGAAGTATTCGTTCTAAGAAAGGCTTCTTAGCTTGTTTCTTTTTCATTCCACTGCTTTAGCAAGGTCGTCAAAGCATTCACTAACATCGTCTTCAAAGGCTTCGACAAGATCGGATATGTCACGTCCTATGATGTCTAACAGTTCTACAACATCCAAGTTATGCACAATAAGTGTTTTAAGTTCTTCAAGTTTCATTATGTGCATAAGAAGGTGTTTTTTCAATGTAATCTCGCAGCATGTCGACGAGTGCTTTCTCTAAGAGAT